AGCAAAAGCATAAAAGTTTTTAAAACTACTGAACGGATTCTTTGGACAAGCATACACTTGATGATACATCTGAGAGAAAGACTCTGGTGTTGGAGTTCCTGACATCAGGATAACATAGGGTTGGTTCAGGGTGATTAGCTCCTTAACCTGCTTCGCCCTCTTGCTTGGCTTAGGTAAAGCTCCCAACGAGTGAGCCTCATCAAGCACAATTAAATCAAACCTTCCTGTTACCTTATGTAAACTTTCGTAGTTGATTACATGTATATCAAAAGATGGTTTGAGACTATTGTAATCATCCATGATAGATGATATGGCTTTTTTCTTTGTAACAAACAATACATTTTTAAACTGCAAACGATCTGCTATGCCAAGCACAGTAAGAGTTTTACCTGTCCTGACTTCCATAGATAAGTAAAGGAATCCATTGGATCGTAAGATCTTGGATCCTTCATCTATGATTGCTTGTTGATATGTTCTGAATTTTATCATAATATTACTTTAATTAAATTAGTAAGCTCTTTACATTTTTCATAATCCTCTTGATCAGAAAAGTAATCAATCAGATTTAGTATGTCATCATTCGATGGTGGTATACCTACATTGTGAGCAAAGTATGGAAGATCTGTTTCCAAAAATTCATTTGGAGATACTTTATTAACAAGAACATCATAAGAGTTCAGCATGGCTACATGAACTACAAATTCGTCATCCATATTTTTGTTTAAGTTTTTTCATTACATAGCAAGCTTCAACACCTGCTTCTTGTTGTGTGTCATAAATTTTTTCTCCCAACTGTTCTGTACTTCTGTATACAATACCCTTTTCTGTATGGTAATTTTTACCTTGAGAACTGATACCACCTTTTCTAATTCCGATCTTAGCCTGGTTGCCATAAGGTACAACATAAACTTGCCAATCATTTTCAATACACCATCTGAAATCAGAAGGGAATGTCGAAGGCATCTGTCTGATTATTTTTTTCTTTTTCTTTCTCATCTATAAATTTTATCCATCTACCCTCGCTACTTCTACCTTCAATAGGTGCAAGTCCTGTCATGAATTGTCCATAAGAGTTCAACCACTTATAAAACTTATTCATTGATATAGACATCTTACCTCTAGGTGCATAGTCTGGGTTTTCTAATATAAATTCTGAATACAATTCTTTTTTCAAAATTACCTTGTTGATTACAAGCTTTTCGTTCTTTTCAGATCCATCAATCAATCCACACCACTCGATAAAGTCGTGGCAAGTTTCAGCAGATAGTTTTCTAATCTTAAGATTTACGAATTCACTTTTGACCAATCCTGTTTTCAAAAAGTTCTGAAGGTTAGTAACCATATAGTTATCAAACAAACACCATTCATCATCATTCCAATCTCCAAATAATAATTTACCGAACTCCTGAAATGGTGTGTGTATACTGTTATAGTGTTGCTTGAATTCAAGTTCCCACTTTCTTCTTTCAAAGGATGAACCTTTACCTCTGATTGCATAGTTTGTAGTGATAGCAATCTTAGGAGATTTACTAAATGGTATCTTGATAGCATCTTTGTTTTTCTTTTCTAATGTCAATCCCTCTGTAACCACAGAGAATAATCTTTCAAAATCAAAATGCTTTTTAACATCATCAAATACTAATACCTGTGTGTCTGCCGATACTAGTTGATATGCAAATGATTTTTCAAATGTAAAACCTTTGCCATCAATCACAACTACTTTTTTCATTTGTGATATGGCATTCATAAATATTCCCTTGCCTGTACCACCTTCAGGATTATCAGATATTACTTCATCATTTAATATTACTGCAGGCGAGTACGATAAATTTTTAAAACCATGTAGTAAATAACCCATGGTGCTTTCCATTGATTTAATTCTCACTTTATCTTGACCACAAACATTACCAATAAATTTTTGAAAGTCACACTCATCTATTTCACAGTCAATATAATCTCGATCGATAACATGATCTTTCCAAACAAACCCATCAAGATCTATGTAATCTATCTGAGTTACACCTTTGTTTGTTACTTTGACTGCACAATTTCTGTAGTATAAATAAGATGTATACTTATCATCTGAAATAAAAAATGCATTGACAGGATTAAGCAATGAAAGAAAGTCCTCTCGAAAGAACCTGGTTTTGTCGGCAAAAAAGTTATACACTTCTAAGTCCTCTACTTTGTTTTCTAAATAATCTAGGACATGATCTTTGATTTCAGTTTCGTTTGTATGATCTATAAGATTGTTCGTTACTTTTACAAACACAAAACTCTTTCCACCTTCAGGACAAAACTTAAAGAAACCACTTTCTTCCAAGAATTCTCTGAACAAGTAATGTACAATCTTTATGACTCCTTTATCTGACTTTGTCCAAAACCTTCTGCTTGATTCATCCTCTTCAATTTGGTTTATAACAAGTGTTGCTACATCATCCTCAATATTGGAGTCGATTAATTGAGAACGAATTTCTTTTTTTGGCACACCCTTTTTTATTTTTTGTCTGATCTGAAAAACCTTTTCCTCATCCTCATAATACTTTGTGCCAAACTTATGAGCATGTCTATATGCTGAATCAATAGTGGTTTTAATTTCTGATAAACTAAAATCCTTGGATTGAAAGTCAGACATGATGTACTCAGCAAGAGACTTGTTGATTCCGAAGTCATTGAAAGCTGCTGCTAATACATATAGATTGTTGTTTCTTTCTCCCTCTATAAAACCATATTTCTTTTTCCACCATGCCATCAATCTTTCGATTACTTTATTCTCATCTGTAATAGGTATGGTTGGTCTCTCTTTAAATTTATCTATAGGCCTATACTCATGCTCCTCTATTTTATCCCACAAACTACTGTTCTCATTCACATAAATGAGTGGATCATAGGATTCATAACAGACTCTGCTTATATTCTTACATGCTTTATCAAAGTATTCTGATTTGAAATACTCTTCCAAAGCCCTAAAGTAACCGATATGATTGTCAGAATCTTGTGGTATCTTAACCAAAGTTTTCAATCCATTTCCTGAAGGAGAAACAAATACAGAGTAAACATATTTATTTTTACTCAACGATTCCTTTGCACTCATCAGATCCTTCTTGGTTTTATAACCATCAAAATCTAAACAAATAAAACCACTATGCTCCAACAAAGATGTGTCAGATCTTTTGTTGAACTTTCCAGAGAAACATATAGCAGGTAAATCTTGCTTGATTTTATTTCGTAGTGTCTTATCTTTTTCTTGTCTTATTAACTTTACTCTCTCTTTAGAACTTCCATTTCTGATTCTATCCAATATAAAATTAATCTCTCTATGATAAGGGGTTTCTGTTTCTTTTATGTTCTTAAATATTGTTATCATTTATTAAATTATATTAAAGGGACAAGTCCCCTGCCCAAGTAGCTTGTGAATTCTCTCGTATGGCAGGGTAACTAAAGTCCCAGGAAGTCAACACACACTGACTAAAAGTCTAGTTCTACTTTATCTTTTTTAGTAGGCTCCCATGTATCTAATTCGATGTATGGTTTGCCTGTGCTCTTTGCTGTGTTTACTTTGAGATTAACCCACCCATTCTTTTGGTTGCTTTGTAGAAATTTTACTGCGTTGTCAACCTTGACACTAATTTCTCCCACAACAAAGTCAGGTGCATCATCTCTCCTTTTGAATGAGAAGCCATCTGCAAAGATTTTCTCATCTTGTTTATTGTTTTTATCCATAATAAAAAAAATTAATTAATGTTCCATCTTTTATAAATAGAGTAGTCGTGGAACTTTCAACCACTCTATATAATTTCATGTATAAAGTAACTCTCTATATCCTCGGTTGGATTAGATCCATAGAACCTTCTATACTCCTCAACTGCTTTGATAACTTTTTGTTTACCACTTTCATACATGTGGTCTCCAGGTTCAAAGACTCCAAGCTGATGAGTTTTTTTATCTATAACGAGAAACTTCATAGGCTTTCCAAAGATTTGGCTGTATAAATACGACTGTGAATCGTAACAATACCAATAAGAATTCTTTTTAAAATCTTTGATTGAACTTGTTGTCTTAAGATCTATCACAAAATCTTTTGTTAAGACATCGGCTTTGCCTTTCCACTTCTCTCCATACAACTCAAGAATGCCAGGTTGTTCGAATATGTTTTCCTCTTGATAAATTTGTTCAAAGAAATATAAATTCGATCTCATTTTATCTGCAGCTTTCTGTATATCATCAGCTTCTTTTTGTAGTATGATGTCTGTAGTCCCAAACTCCTCTATACATTCATCCCAAACCTTGCCTCTACGCATGTTTGCAGAGCATATAGGAAACTCTTTTAGTTTGTCTGGCTCTAGCATAAGGGTATGAAAATATCTGCCCTCTACGATTGCCTTTCCTTCCAACGAACTTTTTCTAAATTCTTGTGGATTCCAAAGCAATGAAGCAATGTCAGAGTTGGATAAGAACTGACGACCATATTCGCCATAATAATTCTTATCATCCTTTAACTTTTTAATTGCTGTTTGATTCTTCATAGATCTTTTTAATTGCTGTCACAGTAGGAACAGGTAAATCGTATTTAGTTTTTATGTTTGCAATCATCTTGTCGAAATCAGTTTTCCACTTCTTGTGTTGCTGAACATACTCACTAACCTTACCCCAATTCTTACTTGACTTTGTAAGTTTTGTTTTAGTGCTCTTTTGATTCTCAATAGCATTGGCAACCTCATCAGCCGAAGCGACTGAAGTTTCTAATCCAATACCGAAGTTTGCTAATGCCCTACCCCATGCACTTGTTTCACAGTTCTCAACATAGGATGTTTTGTTTATAAAACTACTTCCTTTTTCCTCCTCTGCCAAACCTGTAGCAATAGTGTTGTCATCAGCATCAATGACATAAGCCATGATCAAGATAGAATTCTCTGTCTTTTCAATGACCTCTGAAATCAAAGAGTGATCTGGAAAGTTAGCACGAAAGTATCTAAGTCTTTCATGAACCTCGACATACTCTTTACCTTTAATGTTAATGGTTTTCAATTTACTCATGATTTAATTTTGATTTTAATTTAAGGGTTTTGTTATACTTATTTAATAGCATTTCCCTCCTACCCTTTGCAGAGGCCAATGCCTTTGTGTTTCTCCTTTTAGTTATTTCTAATTGGATAACTTCTTTTACTATATCTAATGATTCAGTTATATTTTTCAAACTTAATTCTATACAACCTAGTTCAAATCCATGCTCACGAAATATAAGATAATCATCAGGAGATATTTCAGGATATTTGTAACCCCCTTTTTTTGTGTTACAAATCTCAATGTCTCCTGTATCTTTATACTTCTTGATCAAGATACCTTTCAGAACATAAGCATTGTATTGTGCATTACTTACATTGACTGCGTAGTATGAATTACTTGCTTGGTAATATACATCCTCTAAACCTAAACTCATAAAACTATTTCTGTTTTAAGTTGTTTCTGAAGCTCTGGGGATCCCTGTACTTTAGCAATCCCTCTTGAGATTGTGGCCAGATCTATGTCCAAACCTTCCATGTTGCTCAACTCCTCTATCTGCCTTAACTTTAGAAGGTTTTTTGAACACACATAGAATAATAGATACCTATTGTTCACACTTTCATATGCTCGATTTGGACTGAACAGATCTGACTTTTTGATTTTCAAATCCTTGCACACAGATCTCCATGCTTTTTCAAAGATATATTCAGTTAGATTTTTTCTCTTTCTCATTGTGTTCTCTTTTTTTAAATGGAGGATTGTCGAATACATGTTGTAGCATTCCAGGATCTATTATGATACTGCCATGCTCATGCCACATATCCTCCAATGGATTATTCTTCTGTTTCATATTGTTTTAATTTAAGTTCCTTACGATGAACAAGCATAGGCTCTGTGTCTTGCAACACATCATCACAAGGTCTAAGATTATTGTGCCAATTACCATACTCATCCTTATAAGGCACATTAGTATAGGATGGTTCAATGTCTATCACGAAGTACAAAGTATACCTTACTAAATGCCTGGCAATGACTAACCATTCGCCTTCATTTTTGTATGTTACTATGTCTCCTGGTTTAAATTGATTCATAATTAAAATGGTCTTTAAATATAATTAATTAAAATATTCTATGCAAATTTTTTCTAATGAAAAATGAGTCCGACTTTTTTGTTCCATGGATTGTACCATTTCGTTGCCATCAAATCTACCTTGCTTGCATTGATATATCCACTAGCATATAGTTCAGTCGCAGATGCAAATATTTTGCTATGTCGATCTTTCTTTTTATCGATCAAATGTTTCTGCTTTCCTGAATCACTAAATATAATATCATAGTTTTCGGGTAGATCTAAATTATTGAACAGCTGCACCATGTTTGTGTAGCTGTAGAATCTAATTTCTGGATGCTGTCGAGCAATCTCTAGCCACTTGTGTATGTACCCAGGTGAATAGTAATCGCCACTATCATGCACCCTTATGTAGTCTGGTCTTTTCTTTTTGATCTCAGCACTCATCACTTCTACAAAATCATCTCGCTTGGTTGCTTTATATCTTTCTTCAAAGACACTTGCTACATTGCTCCATCGGTATGCCCCTTTTCTTGCATAACAAAACTTGACACACTCGTCAGCCATCGGACAAATTACTTTGCCCGATACTGACTTGTATGCAGGTATTCCAAAATTGAATACCCTTACTCCCAATGCATCACTTGTTTGTTTGAGTTTTGCATTTTGAGTTAGTAGATTTTTCATATTAAAATCTTGGCCAGGGTATATTATTGTAACCAAAACTACCACCTGCCCTGTAGGTGATATCTTTAGGATCATAGTTCTTGCCTGGTGCATACTCAAGTATACTGTGCAGGTGTTTTCTATTCTCCTTAGCAAAGGCAACTGCCTCGGCTTCGGTTGCAAATTCATAGTGGTCTTCAGTATAATCTTCTCCCCACTCAATGTTTCGTCTCAGTTCTACTGAGAATCTTAAGTTGTCTCTATCCATTTTTCTATATATTTATTGTATTGATATTTGAATTCTCCGTACACTTCCCTACCAACTCTTGTGTGGAATCCGTAGGAGTGTGTGTGCATATTAGGTATTGGTTGATCATCAATCATAAATTTTAATATATCTATGCCATTGACCTCACTTGTGCAATACCCTTCACTACACTTCTCTTTAACCATCCTAATTGCATAAGCCATTGCCTCATGCACATGACTATCCACATGCATAGGATGATTTTCTGTTATGTATTGTGTTACTTCCTTTGCTTCCATAATTACTTTTTAAATTCCTCCCATTGATATATGTCGTCATCCTCATAGTAACTACTATGCCAAGCAGCATAAGATCTAGGTTGCTCTCTCATCATATATGTTTCGAGATCTCTTAGATCAGCCAACTCTTTTTTCATCTCTTCTATTTCCCAATGATTCATAGCACAGGTATTATAGGATAGTCTTTCAAGGTTGTGTGATATGCACCACCATCATTGCCTTCATCATCACTTGTACTCCACATCCAGAACTGCGTTCCATCTGGTCTCTGTAATAATAAACACAAGGGTGATTTGTACCACATATTATCCTCTACTTCTTTAGGTGACATGTATTCCACCTTCATAATTCTTGCACCTCTTAGATGCTTGATTGCATTGTTTGTCCAAAATGTATTTGGCCCTTCTTTAATTGATTTACTCATAATATTAAATTTAAATTGTGCCTACTCTTCAGGGTTTCGGCTATCCCTTTCTTCTTCCCAGGCTTCGATATCCTCGTCATCCAACCAATAGTTTATGTAATTATGATATCCTTCTTTCACTATCTCCTCTGCTACACTCATCATCCCATACTTGTCGTAAAATAATTCACTATCAGGATCTTCTATTTCTCGTTGACTTTCCTCATGTAGCCAACCCACTTCGTAACCATCGCTAGTTCCGAGGTAATCAAAGACATATGTCTTTTGTAGATTTAATTCTTGAAATTGCTTTTGTTTATTCATCACATAGGTATTTAATGTTAGACAATATTTCTTGTTTGTATTCTGTTTGTAACAGTTTTCGGATGAGGTATTTAATTTCTTCATACCCTCCATCCATTGTTGATTCGAGTATATACTCTGCGTAATTTTCTATTTGTTTTTCCATTGTTTATTTATTAATTGATTAAATTTATTTCTCACTCCCATGGTTGCCAATTTTTAAATTCTATATTTTGGTTTTCCATTTCCATGATTGTTTGAAAGATAACTTTCTGAGCAAACACGAACTCTTTCATGTCTGTCAGTTTCATCTTGTCCAATACGACAAGACTTAATTTCTCTGCTTCAGAGAATGCTTTGATTGTTTTCATATCGATTCTATTTCATTTTGAATTTCATCAATCTTATCTAGTATAGGTTGAATTAAGTTTATAGTTTCCCAATCATCATCACTTCTGACGATTGATAACACGCTAGCATAAGCTTGATCTAGAACGCTTACGGCATGTTTTAGTTCTTGATTATCCATTTAATATAATTTTAAAGTGTGTGTTTCTATGTTAAAGGTTAACCTAGTTTCGTGGTCTTCCTCTTCCCTATCGGAATTGTGGTCAACTAACCATTTGTCAACATCATTTGTGATTGCTTCAATGTAAGTTCTACCACCATTTTCTGTGAATTTTAATACAAAAATTTCCATTGTTTTCATAATTTTAATTTTAAGTTATTTATTTTTATTAAACCAATTTTCCATGTATTTACATGCATCTTTGAAGTTTGTAATGGGTGATCCATCATTATGTTTCATTGGGTGCTCCCAATCATAGTCTGCATAGTAACCCTTTTCTAGAACTCCATTTTCATAGTGCTGATTGAAAGGTACTCTTACAATAGTCCACCAATGTCTGTCGGCATACTTACCTTTCTGCCAGACCTCATTGAACTCATCAGTATCACAAGTAGGAATATCCCAATCTCTATAATGCACACACTCTCCATTGACAAATGTCAATTCAGCACCCCAACCTTGCTCCTCTACATACTTCCAAACAAAATCAGGAATGTCTTTAGCAAACATGTCAATGATGTCTTGATTGAATGGACTCCATGCAGTTTCAAAGTAGTATATTGATTGACTCTGACCATGAATGACTGCATTATGTTCATCATCAACACAACACCCCCACTTAGTGCCCCAATTATAATTGCACCACCCATACCAATCATCAAACCCATACTTTTTGGTTAGATAATCTTTATCAGCATCTTTATCCTCATACTCTTCAGGCATAGGTTTGTAGTATCTACATACACCCTTCTTGGCTATCTCTTTTAGTTTGTCGGCATACTCTTTTTCAACCGACAAAGTATTGTATACCCAATTAGGCATCTGTTACATGGCCTTTAGAATCCAACTTGATCGGTTTAGACACAAGATCAGGAAACTCATCATGCAGAACTTCATGTTCACCTGGCAACCACATATCTCTATTGATTTTTAAGATTTCCTCTCTCCTTCTCTGCCTGTACCACTCATCTTCAAAGAGAACCCTGTAGGTTGCTTTGCTGATGTCCTCATATGTCTCATAGGCTAACATGTATAGGTTACATGGCTTACCCTCATGCTCATAGTCCTCATCAGCATAGTCCCCCTCGACCGATATTTTATCTCCACTCCAACTACCAATCAGATCATTGTTAGAGTGTAGATCTCCACCACCTCGACCATTGCCATTGGCAAGTAGAAATGATAGTCCTGTGAGTATTGTGCCACTTCCAAATGAAAACTCGCACAACTTTGCACCTTCCCCAAATGTATGGGGGTTCAAGAATTGCTTCTTGGTTTTGTTTACAACAATATAGTATTGTCCCATAATTAAAATATTAAATTAAATTTTGCCTACTCTGTAAGGTTTTCGGCTACCCCTTATAATTTATCTACTAATTCAGTCAACTTTTTTAAATCTCCTACCATCAGTATACTGTCATTGGTAGAAGTCTTTCTCCAATTAAATAAGTCTACCAATTCTTTCAATTCATGTCTGACTTGATATTCATCCCTTATCCTAACACGAATATCATCCTCAAACTTGCTGTTAGCAATGAATTCTACCACAAACATGTTAGGACATAGAGCCTCTAGTATAGCCTCTATCTGTACTACATCATCCTCTGCCTCCCATCCTAATCCCAAGACTTCGTTTGCGACATCCTCTAGTTTGTTCTGCCCTACAAAACTATAGGTAGACATATACATGCCTATGTATTTTGAATAATCATTTTCCATATATTTCTTTTTTAATCTCTTCAACTAACTCCCAAATCCTAGCCCCTGTATAGACTTCTGTATACTGATCATCCTCATGTCTGTTTACTCCATCCTCTACAATGATACATTCATGAGTCATTTCTAAATCAAATGTCCAGCTGTTTGAAACATTTGCTTCCATTAGTTTAATTAGTGTGAGTACCTTGTCTTCAAGGTATTCAGGTGCATGTTTTCCCATAATTATAAAATTTTATTGTTATTATTTTCTAAGGTTTCTATTATATACTCTAAATCATCTAGCAAACTGCATGACTGTCTGAATCCCTCCAGATCGCTTTGCTCTTGTTCTGCTATCCAATTAAAAGCATGGTTCAGGACATCTAATGTCCATTTTTTATTTATCACTTCTCGTGGTATAGGAGGAGGTAACTTTGCTAGTTCATACAACTCCCTTGTTAATTTACTTGGTTTTCCCATTGCCTTCTCTGTATTTAGTTATTAATCTAAAAGACGCCGCAACATATTTGTATATGTGACTGGATTGTTCGAGCCAGTTGTCGAAGTCCTCTTGGTAGTCTGAGTTTTTGTCTACCATTCCTGATGCAGTCATCTCGTAATCTGTCCAGAAACAAGCCCACGCATCATCTTCCTCTTCCGAAAGATAATATGTGAGTTCCTCTAAAATGTGAATTGTTGACTCCAAATCGAAGTCGTTGAAATTGTGTTTACTCATGTTAAAAATTATTTATTATATAGTCATTACATTCTGAAGGAGTCTTTGTTGACCAATCAAAGCCCTCCTCTTCCATTCTCTCAAATACTATGGGTGGGTGAATGGAGTGCCCACAACACATAGCTGTTAATACATGTTTATTCATCTTTAAATTGTTTTCTAAGTTTCTCTCTGTCCTCATCACTAAGCCATTCGTTCCAGATTATTTCTAATCTTTTGTCTGACTCTGTGGATTGCTTGAAATCCTCTTCCATTGCCAACAATCTGACTGTGCTTTCTTGAAGCAAGAACTCTGCTTCATACAGTTCAACTTGTGCTTTGCCATACTCTGCAATCATTTCGGCAAATTCATATGAAGTTTTTAGTGCATCTTTTGATTCGTCCATTAAACTAAATCCTAGTTTCAACCATTTTTTGCCACTATCATCAACCATCTTTTCACTCCAACTAAGTTCGTACTCTCCAAAACCTATAAAGCGACTATCATTACTTACATTTCCATCTGCTTCATCATACATTGGGTGTCTCTGTGGAACATAGACATAGCCGACATACCAACTACCCAAAAAAGGTTTCTCGACTAACTGTATTTTTGTCCATACATCACACCCTCTCATGACATGATTAGGTATTTAAATATGATAGCACATACGCATACTAATACTAAAACTCCAAGCGATAGCACATATAGTGTTATCACTTTACTAATAATTGATTTGAATTTATTCATCTCTTCTGTTTAAATAAAAGGTTTCTTGTTTATCTAAAAAGTCCAGAACAGAAACCATTTGAATTCTGAACTTCTCTATTTTTACTAATGCTTCCTCATGGTCATCTCTCTCTTGATACAATGAACATGTCATGTTTTTAATTAATTGATTACTTAGATCCATAATTTGAATTTATTAGATTATTCATTTCCTCATTCCACTCATCTATCATCATATCGGTGTCTATTATTCTATCCCCTGTCTCTTCACAGGTTGTATAATAGATTTTTATTTTAATGTAATTATCCCTATTCATGTCATCATCATAGACGCACCATTTAATTTGTTGTTTCATATTATTTATTTATTATTTCAATGGATATATCATCATAACCTTTGCGAATCCACAGGAATTTTTCAAATTCTGCATCATCTAAAGTGTCAAAATAATTTGGAGTTCCACCAACCCATACTATGTATTTTTTGTTTTGTTTCATATAACTAAAGTTTTAGGGGTTTGTTTTTGATACTTCTTACTTCTGGTATTGTACCAGAGTTGTTCTATGACTTTACCATTCACAGACAATCGGAAACTTCTCCAAATGCCGAAGTCTCTTTTTGTTTGTTTGATGGTTGCCATAATCTTACTGTTGGTGCTACTTGAACCAACATGCATGGTGATCTCGCTGTGTTCTTTCACACCATACGATTTGTTGGAATTACGATAAGCACAACTGTTTATCGTGTTCCAAATTGGATAACTTCTACTCATAATTTATATATTAATCTTGATTATAATACTCATCTCGATAAGGCCTTTCATCATAAAAATATCCTTGATACTCACATTCCACTAAACTTATATCTACCCATTCTGTATCTTTCCAACTTTTAAATTTTCGTTTGGTGGTGTGCCATTGAGGATATCTCAACAAGTTGGGTGTGAGTATCTTTTCTTTTGAATAGAACAAATCTATTCCCTCATCTCTTGTTGTCTTTCCATTCATCTCGGCTATAAGTTCAAAGATATCCTTACCTCCGAATATCCCATATCCCTCATAGTCTTCATCACTAACCCAATGGTTTCCTTTGTTATCTATCATGACAACTCGGATTGGTAGTTCCTCTGAATATTTGTTCGGTATACTTTCACCTGTGTCTGTGGTTTTAAAACTAAAAAATCCCATATCTAATTATTTAATATTAATTCTTTAACTCTCTCTAAGGCTCGTATCTCTGCCTTCTTTCGTTGTATTGACATACTAATAAACTCCAACTCTTTCTCTGCTACCCAATTCTTATGCTTTGAGTTTTCCTTTTTCATGTATTCAAAGTAGTATTGGAAGGTTTTGAGTTTATCTAACTCGCCTTTGAGTGCGAGGTTTTCTTTCTCTAATTCATTCATACCTTAGGTTTTTTATGTTTGTGCCAATTCTTATAAGGCATATCACTCCATTCAAAAGTGGAGGTTGTTGGTTCAAACAAAAATGTTGCATCAGGATTATCTAATAATGCTATTTTCTCCCAAATGTGATTTCTTTCATTGTTCAACTTCTCATTCCATTCTCGTAATTTATCAACATACTTATAGATATCCTTCAACCCATAAATTTTTCCATCTGGCTTGAACTCTAAGTCATCAATCTTGCGTTCAAGTAAGTGAATACAAGCATTGAAATTGCATTGCCAAGCAACCATTTTGTCATGGCTTCTTAGCATTTGTTTGATTTGATTACTTTCGTATCTAGTCATCTTATCAATTCTCTAATTAAACTTACATCTACTGTCTTATACTTTCTAAAAGTCTTGTTCAGTATCTTGTTTGCTGACTTGAAAAGGTGATGGTCTGGGCTATATTGCCTGATCCATTGATGTGCGTTTTCAAGTTCTGTAATTTCAGTAACTATTTTTCTCATAACTATTCTATTATTTCTCTTGTTATTGGGTGTACGAAGTCTTGTTTGATTTCGCACCATTCAGCGATAATAACTTTTTCCATTTTTATTGATTTATTAAATTAAACTCTCTTTTGATTGATGTTTCTACTTGTTGGGCTTTCAACTTTTTCTTTGCTGACTCCCAATCAAGTCCATACTCCTTCATCATGTGATGAACAAGTTTTCCATACACTACTCTTTTTCGTGTGTGGTTGTTGTCAATTTTCTCAACCTCCCTTGTTAGATTGACTTTTTTAAGTATTCGCTTTCGCATATTTAACTAATTTATAGTTAGGGGTGGAGGAGGGAATCGAACCCTCTCACCACCTGTAGTGTTGAAGTTTTTTCCGTAATGCCTTTGAGTCTCATTTCATTCCGAAATCGCTACATCATCTGTATCACATGACTCTCACTTAAGGTGTACTTCAAACCCGACATTATTACTGATTTTGTGAATTGGTTTTGCCTCGACCTGTTTCGATCGATTGTCTACGAGTTTACCTCTAACTAAACAAATCTCTAATCCACCGAGTTTCTTATCCTTACAACCCATCATGGTGATGGGAAATCTCAATATTCATCAGGTTGGTTGCCTGATGTCACAAGTTTTTAAACACAAAGGGGAACAAGTCGCCCGTACTCTGTTTACCCTTTGTACATACCGATATGTATGTTTGATGATTCAACTTTACAAAGTGCGTCAAGATTTTACATAAGTTCGCTACCTGTCTTATCTCGCTTTTGGCTCGATAGTTCCTCTACCTATTACCCCCGATAGAGAAGGGGCAGACCTTACCTGTTCAGCACTCGGCTGTCGGTCTTGTTCAGACATAGGATAGACATACTTTGGGTTATCTGATGCGTTGTTTTACTAATGTATCTTCGTACATCACTACCGACTTATACAGATTGCTCTCTGTATCCTCAAGGGCTCGTGCCCCGAAAATCCTAAAAATCCCTTCTGTTTGGCTTCCTGTACAGATATAGGCATTTCGCCTGTGTGCATTTCGCATCTGTCAGTACTGCTTATCAGGTTTCAAATCATATTCAAACTGCATTCCCTGAAATTTGCAGAAGTTAGATGAATGGGGGGGACTCGAACCCCCCTAAATTCCAAACATTCATTTGAGTAATTACGCAACCGATTTAACTCTTTTTGCGTTGGCATTTTGCCTCTTTACTCTTGCCAAAGTTTTTTCAATTTTATTGAATTGCTTTAGCATCATTAACCCCGAATAAATTGAGTGTTGATATTGACCTCTTTTTTTACTCGCTTTTGCTTTAAAATCATTGAAACTTGGGAACTTTGATTTTCCAAGTATTTCATCTCTATATTTCAAAAATTCGCCTGTTGCATTTTTCAAATCTTTGTAAACTTTTGAAAGAGATTTATTTTCAAGTTTAAAAGCAACATTAAACAGATAAATAGAATCCATTTGTGTTCTATCTTTTTTCTTAGTTAATAACTTTTTTCTGTTTAATAACTTGGTTATGCCTTTGCCAACTCTGTTACTATTATTCACAGGTTTAGCACTGGACTTGTTCGAAGTGTGTGTTATTGACTTCATATGTAAATGAGCATAATTAACAGGGAACAACCCTGAAAATTTTTCACAAGGTACAAAAAAAAACAAACTTTGCAAAAAAATTTTTAAAGTGCATTAAAAAAAACTTGCAGAGCTCTTAATTTTTACTCAAGAAAATCACACAAAAAAAAATTCAAAAAAAATTTATTTTATCCCCTCGTTTTGTTTAGTCAAATTTTCAAGTTTGGGGGTGTTATGTAAATGCTCTTGAGGTGTACCGAAGGGAACGAGGGAAGGACTTTCAAAATCGCCAACAGAGGTAAATCGAAGTTCTCGGATCACAGGACTTCGTCCTGTGTCCGAGGGGTGCGAAAAATCGCCAAAATTTTGCAAAAAATCAGCGAAAAAAACAACCCCCCCACAGAAAAAAAAATCGATTTCCAACAGAGCCATGCGTGCGTGTGTATATATATAACCTAAACAATATAGGTAACTGATTATTTTGTATCTTTGTAGGATTAAAACTAAGATCATGGATGGATTAGAAATTAAAAATGGAAGACTGATCAATAATAGACCAGATCCAGTAATGGGCATTACAAAACTCTGCATGATGAAGAAGTCAATCAAAAGATTTGACAAAGTTCAGGTGATTGCAGAGGCTAATGAATTAGCAAACGCTAATATAAACCTATTTAAAAAATAAAAGCATATTTGTCTTCATAGACAACTATTTCTCTCTTCTGTTGTAAGGGGAAGGCTTCGAGTTTTCCCCTTTTTTGTGTCGAATTTTTTAGAAAATGTCGACTCAATGTCGAAAAAAAACCTAAAGTGACACTTTAAATCTGCTTTGTAACTGCTTATTTTACAGTATTTTACTACTTTTTTAGTTTTTTCTATGTCGAAATGTCGAAATGTTCCCCCATTCTAGAGAAATATTTTTATATATAGATAGAATTATACATATATTGTATTATTGCCTGCAAATTCCGACATATCGTCACTAGATATTGTAACATTTTTTTTATATATTTGACTATAATTTAATTTAATATGAATAATCAAGGATACCTACCAAAAGAAATATATTTCGACCATTCTGGTCGTGAAAAATTGCAAAAAGGCATAGAAACTATCTCAAGAGCTGTAAAAAGTACGCTTGGGCCTCTAGGAAACACAGTTTTAATCGAATCTCCACACCTAACTTCCTCTATTACAGTCACTAAGGATGGAGTTACAGTAGCTAAAAGCATAGATTTAGTAGATCCTGTGGAAAATCTAGCAGTTAAGATGATGAAAGAGGCTGCAATCAAGACTGCGACACAGGCAGGTGATGGCACTACAACTGCAATCGTATTGGCTGAGTCAATCGTAAGGTCAGGCATGGAACATATTGATCCATCTTACAATAAAACAGAAGTTCTAAGACATATACAAAGAATAACCAATGAGATAGTAGAAAGATTAAAAAATTCTGCCAAGAAACTTACTAAAAAGACATTAGTGGATGTTGCTACAATATCAGCCAATAATGATAAGGAACTTGGAAAGATCATAGCAGACGCTTATCACAGGGTTGGTAAGGGTGGAATGGTGGCAGTTGAGAAATCTCAAACTACTGCTACATATTCCGAAATCACACAGGGTATAAAAATCAATCGTGGGTATGCTTCTAACTTATTTGTGAATAATCAAAAGAAAGACGAATGTATCCTTGAAGATGTTTTGATCTTGGTTACTGATCAAGAGATTGGAAGCATACTTGCCATTGAAAATATTCTTAAACCGATCATCCAGGCTAATAAAAAATTACTGATCATTGGTTCATGTACAGCCAATGTGATAAATACTCTTGCTGCAAATGTGGTGAAGAATAATCTTAAGCTTTGTAATATACCTCCACCGAGCTTCGGGTATAGACAAAACGAATTGATGCAGGATATTGCTTTGTCTGTTGGTGCTAAATACTTTTCCGAAAAGACAGGTGATAATCTTGAACTAATTAATATGGCAGATCTTGGACATGCAGAAAAGATTGTGGTTGGTCGTGAACAAACTGTTATAATTAAGAATCCTCAACATACCAATGAAGATCTGATTCAAGAAAGAATAAAAGAACTACAAGAAGCTGCAGACAATACAAATAAAAAGTCTGACAAAGATTTCATTTTAGAAAGAATCGCAGGACTAAGTGGAGCTGTAGGTGTTATTTATGTTGGTGGTGATTCAGACATAGAGCAAAAAGAAAAATTCGACCGAGTCGATGACTCGGTGTGTGCTGTTAGATCTGCACTAGAAGAAGGAATATTGCCAGGAGGAGGGATTGCGTTATGGCAAGTAAATGATGAATATACTTTTGAGCACGCACTAACAGACAAGAAAGATGAATCATGGTTAGCATTATCTATTATGATCAATGCATTGAAAGCCCCTTTATATCAAATCCTGGACAATGCAGGAATTGAAGCAGGCCCTATTGTAGGTGCTCCACAATTTAGTTGGGACAACTATGGGTACGATGTTAAGAATAACAAGCATGGAGATATGTATGAACTAGGAATTATTGATCCACTCAAAGTTACAAAGCATGCTTTGAAGAATGCAGTATCAGTTGCTACAACAATATTATCTACAAATGCAATAGTAACCATGGCCAGAAGCTTAGACAAGAATGGCTAGAAAAATAAATATCAATGTTTACAAGACCAAAAGTAGAAAGCGTAAAAGAATACATGCTAAAACTAAAAGCAGTAAATGTAAACAAAGTAAGAACTACCTCAAAAGATACAGAGGACAAGGAAGATAGTTAATTAAAATAAATAAAATGGTAATACACAATCAAATTTTTGACACTTATAGAATCGAAAAAGAAAAAATAAAAGAAGCAATAAAACTATTAGAAGATAATGGTTATATTGTATACAACAAGGACAAAGTACATGAGACCGATTAATACAGTATTAATAATTAAAAAAATAAAAGAAGAGGTAAAAACATCTTCAGGACTTTTACTTTCACCAGACGATGAAAACAAATTTAGATACAATAAAGCTGAAGTTTATAAAATCGGTGATAAAGTTCTAAATGTAAAAGAGGGAGATATAATATACTACGACAAAGTTAGAGCTCATACAATGCTTATTGAAGATGAGCCTTACTCTATTATTAATGAGAATGATGTTGTAGTTGTATTATGATCACAATAAACTCTGTTAGTGGTGGTAAGACCTCAGCTTATATAGCAGCCAATTATGATTCTGATTACAACCTTTTTTCTTTAGTTACTACAGAAAGCGAAGAATGTCGTTTCAAAGACGAATCGCTCAGGCAAAAAGTAAGTGATCGTATTGGAAAAGAATTTATTGGTACACTTGAGGATGATATCATCATACACACAATTTTTGATCTTGAACAATACATAGGCAAAGAAATAGTCTGGGTTTCAGGAATATCTTTTGATGAAGTTATAAAAACAAAAGGTGGTTGGCTTCCAAACAAACTACATAGATATTGTACAACTCATCTAAAACTAGAACCTATGTTTGAATGGTGGAGAGAAAACTTTGACGAACCTGTTCAGTTTAGAATTGGATTCAGAGCAAACGAACAAGGAAGAGCCAAAAGAACTTTAGAAAAAAGAAATAAAGATGGATACCTAGAGCATAAAGCTGTAGTAGGTAAATATGGCACAAGAAAAAAGTGGGGTAATATTCCCTGGCAGATTCCTACATTTCCATTAATAGAGGATCAGATCTATAAAGACAACATAGAAAAGTTTTGGAAAGACAAACCTGTGAGGTTTGCTTGGATGAATAACTGCGTTGGTTGTTTTCATAAAAACCCTGTTCTTCTAAACAAGATGTTTACAAAACACCCGAACAAAATGAAATGGTTCGCTGATCAAGAACAAGGAAGAAAAAAACAAGATGGTTGGATAAACCACATGAGATATAACGATATTAAAAATTGGAATCTACAAACAGAATTGTTTGATACTGATTTTACTGATTGTGATTCTGGTTATTGTGGAATCTAATTTCTTGATTTAATTTTATTATCATGTTTCTATATACTGTATCTGAATACGAAGCTGACTGTAAGAACAAAGGATTCTTTTCTTCTGATATTTCTTCTCCATTCAACTTCTTATATACAACATCTATGAGTCGTTTCCCCTTGTACGAAAGCTCGTACAATGTAGTTTGAGACTTGTGTCTTTTCCTCCACACTCCTATCCAACCATCACGAAGTAATCTATCGAATCTATTTCTGTCCCAAGACATGATTTCTTCAAACTCATTAAATTTAGTTTTGTTGAATATTCTTTCGCTGTATAAGAAAAACATCATTTCAAGATCTGGAGTTGAAACTCCATACTTAGCCTTTACCCAATAACGAATTACCCTGTAGTATTTCATATAATCGTAACCAGGTTCTTTACGATCATAGTTCTTTCTGATTTTAGTTTCAAATTTCATTTAAGTGTATTTATTATCTTTGTACAAAATTAATCTTTTAAAAATTTAAATTATGCCTACAGTAAAAGCAAATGGGATGACAATGAAATTCCCTTACACAGCCACAGGAAAACCCAAAGCAGATTATCATGCTAAAATGTTGGGAGGAAAAAAGAAAAATAATCCAGGATATAATGAATATAAATCATAGTCATGCCTAAGAAGAAAGGAAATAAGATTTGTCCTGCAGGAATAGCCTGGGCAAAAAGAACATTTGATAAATATCCTTCAGCTTATGCAAACATGGCTGCAAGTAAATATTGTAAAGATCCTAACTACGCAAAAAAAAGTAAAAAATAATGGATAAAAGTTTAAGATCAGTAGTATCACAATTAAAAAAAGCTTCTAAGATGCATTTGGCACAATCTAAGATTATTGAAAAGCATATAAAAGATATGCAGAAAATGTCTAAAAAGAAGTAATGGGTGAACTAAAAAAATGGAGGGAACAAAAATGGGTTCGTATTGGAACTGATGGATCTATATTAGGTGCATGTGGAACTAGTAAAAATAAAAAGAATCCAGATCGTTGTTTACCACTAGCGAAAGCTCGAAGCTTAACTAAAAGCCAAAGAGCAGCTACAGCAAAAAAGAAAAAAGCATCAGGGGGCAAAAAACAATTTGTTTCAAATACTCCTGCTGCTAAAGTTAGAAACGCTTAAAATAAATTGTTATGAGTAAAATGCATAAAAGCAAAAGAAAAAGAGGTGGAAATACTATTAGTATGAAAGCTGATTTAAATAAAGATGGAGTGTTATCGGATTATGAAAAAGCAAGAGGTTCGGCAATCCAAAAGTCAATGAACGAAAATGGCTGATAAATCTAAGATGAAATGTAATGTCGTTAGACCTAGCGACAGACCAGGGAAAAAGAAAATGGTAAAAGCTTGTTCTGGTGGACAGGAGAAGCTTATACACTTTGGTGCTAAAGGTTATGGACATAACTATTCATCTGCTGCTCGTAAAAGCTTTAGAGCAAGACACAAATGTGATTCAGCGACAAACAAATTAAGTGCTAAATATTGGGCATGTAAGCATTTATGGGCAGGAAAAGGAGGATCTACTAAAAGCTCTCCTGCTTCGAAAAGAGGAAAATATTAATTATTATCTTTGTAAAAAATTAGTTTAACAAATAAAAATTTTAGGAATGAAACATTCACAAGGTTATAACGCAAGACTCGATGATTCAATCGGGAACAAACACAAAGGCCCACACTCTCAATCTTTGAAAGATAGAAGAGACGAATCAAAAGCTATGGCGAAAAAAGAAACAGGTCATGCTTATTCTGGAAACCATTCAATGAAAGAAGACAAGCATTATCCTTCTAGCGTTCACTCTCACTTAGGAAAATTATTCAGCAAGTAAGATGGCGAAAGAAAAACCAATAAAACTTGATCCAAAAAATAAAGGCGACTTTACTGCTTGGGTTAAAAAGAACATGCCAGGATCTTCTGTATGTGCAGCAGCTTCAAAGGTCATGAAAAACAAAGGGGGCAAGTATAGCCCTAAAGTTGTAAAACAAGCAGTATTTGCAAACAACTTTGGTTGTAGAATGAAAAAAAAGAAATAAAATGAAATCAAGAGGTCTCGGAGACAGTATAGAAAAATTTACAAAAGCTACAGGAATCAAAAGTGTAGTTAATAAAGTAAGTGAAGTAACAGGAAAACCATGTGGGTGTGATCAAAGAAGAGACACACTAAACAGGATTTTCCCTTATCAATAAAATTATGGGTTATCAAAAAATTGTAGTTAATACACAGCAAGGATTGGAAGTTATCGCAAGCGATAGTAGTCCTATTCCTAATCCTGCTTACAAAACATTTACAGGACAAGGAGAAGCTGTTATTACTTCAACTAACACAGCAACCGATACAAATAAATTGATAGATGATCAAGTAGATTTTCAAACTGCTTCACCATCAATTGAGGTTACTGACAAAGTTTTTTCAATAAGTCCTGCAGGTAACGCTGTTATAACTGCAATAGATTCTTCAGACACTTTAAGTTTAAATGGTAATTTATTTTCATCAACAGGAATAGATTATATAGTTGTAAAGCCTGATCACTTGGTAGACAATAGTGTAGATTTTACTGCATTAGGAGTTTTACCTGGTAATATTATTTGGAATACAGACACAAACGAAGTGGCTGTAGTTTTAGAGATAGTAGGTAGTAACTGTTTAAAATTAAGTGCAGATCTATTTGGTAACAACAATACATACAATGACAATTGGAAAATCTATACTGATCCAAATTCTTCATTCAGCAGTTTAGGAATCAAATATGATATTGCTAGCTCATGCTTATTATATGTTGGTGCTTCAGCAATACCTACTGCAGTCAATGAAGAGTATGTGGATGTAAAAGTAAAGACAGCACAAGGTAACGATGTTGTGTTTAAAAGTTTTAAAGTCGGTAACTATTTGCCTGTACAAGTTGTTCAGTTGTTTTCGACAGGAACATCAAGTTCGGCAATCAATAGTTGTGTAGCAATATGGTAGAATATTATCAAACAAATAGTGCACTTCTAGATATTGAAGTGATCTATGAAATAGTAGAGGCAGACAAAAATGAGCAAAGATCAAACTCTTAGTGGCGAAAGCAAATTTACTTTATCTATAAAAGAAATGATAGCAGCAGCTATAGGCTTTGCTTCCCTTATTGGCATGTACTATACTTTGCAAGCACAGATCCAGGTCGCTATGGATGAGCCAAAGCCAGAGGTAAGTTCAATTGAATTTCAATATAAAGACGAATTAGTCAGATCAACAATAGAGAAAATAGAATCAGATGTAACAACAGTTAAAGAGGATGTAAACGAAATTAAACAATCTCTAGAGAAAATGGATGAAAGACTCTATGAGATAAGTAGAAAAAAATGAAACTATGTGTAACACTTGTCCTATTTGTATTTTCTGTAATATGTAACGCACAATCGTTTAAAGACGATATCTCAGTTGTACAGTTTAGTGCACCTTTCACAAAGAGTGCAGAAATATCATTGAAACCTTTCGATGATAATAATATATATACCTTTTACATAGATAAAAAACCAGAGGTGTTTAAAGAAGAAAACATTAAATACCTTCCTACCATTATATTGTATCACAATGGTGAAGAAGTTGTGAGAGTTGAAAGTGGAATTACATTGAAACTACCTGAAGATACATTAGAAATAATTGAAGAACATATCGAAGAAATCATAGAAAGTAAATTTTAAAATGAAGAAACTTATATCACTAATAACACTATTAATGTGTTTCACTATATCAGCACAAGTCATCTCTAATGATGATAAGGTTGAAAATAAAGTTGTTAAAAAATACAAAGCCAAGAAGTTTTTTGATGGCGTATACAAGAACATATTTAAATATGCTACAGTATATGTGGCAGGAGATATTGATAACGCATATCAAACAAAGTATCCTGATTATTTTATCAGAACCAATCCTGATGATTTATATGACATACCACAAGTGGTTGATGAAACTGTTTATCACCCATTTGATTTTCGTGCAGGTATAGGAGTTCGTAAGTTAGCAAGGTTTGATTACGAAATAAAACAAAACTACATTGATGGTACTGAAAATTTAGTAGGTCTATCAGCTCCTACAGCAGCAGTCAAAGGTTTTGAATATCTTTTACATATAGAAAAACAAAGAGAAAGATCTGAAGAGTTTATAAATTCAAGATTTTTTATTAGACATACAGGTAAATACCATATTGTAAAACTAGAGTCAAGAAAAAAAGGAAATGTTGATTTTGAATATCAATCAGCAGAAGCAAGATTTAGATTGCCTATAGGTAAAAAACTAAGTATATCTTTAGGTGCTATTGCAAGATCTCACCAAAAACCATATGGATATAATCCAATTGAAATATGGCTTAATGAAACACAAATAGCTTTAGATGCAGATGGCAATCCAATTTTAGATCCTGATGGAAATCCATTTGAGTATCCTGTAAATCCTTGGTACAGCCTTGGATATCTTTATGGGTTCTCTGATCATTATACTTCTTATACTGATTTTGAAACAGGTGAAGTTTTTTATGATTGGATTTGGAAAGATCCTAATGAACAAATAGTTGCCTATGGTGATAGAGACTTTCGGGATCGTATATTTGGTTCTCTGATGAACCGATTCAACGCAGAGCAATGGGACTTGTTAGATTCTTTTATTGAAGTTGCACCTATAGTAGGTTTTGATTTTTATCATTACAAGAAAAACTTTTGGTTACATGCTTATGCGAATTGGATTTTACCCTATCACCACTATGTCAAAGGAGATGAAAATGTAAGTTATTTAAATAGAAATAATTGGGGTAAAGGTGGACTAAGAAAAGATTCAGAACTAGAACAATGGGATGATTATCAAGGAGGATTGATCGCAGGATGGAAAATCAGCAAAACATTAGGTATCTTCATTGAAGGAGAGTATACTAAATTTTGGGATTCAGAAGTTTACACCTCTAGTGTTGGATTAAATTTTAGATTATGAATATAAGCAAACACATTACTTATGCTGAAGCTATACATTCAAATACTGCAAAGCGTGATGGTATAGACAATACTCCTAACTCTCAGCATTTAGAAAACATGAAAGAGTTGGCTGAAAAAGTTTTCGAGCCACTAAGATCTTGGGTAGGAGGCCCTATAAAAGTAAATTCGTTTTTCAGATCTCCAAAATTAAATGAGGCCATTGGTGGAGCATCCTCATCACAACATTGTAAAGGTCAGGCGATTGACCTGGATGATGTATATGGTCACAAGACAAATGCAGAAATGTTTTTATATATAAGAGAAAATCTTGACTTCGATCAGTTGATATGGGAGTTTGGAACTGATATGTCTCCAAATTGGATTCATGTATCTTATGTAAGTAAAGAAGATAATAGAGGAAGATGTTTGAAGGCGTATAAAGAAGATGGTAAAACTAAATACAAAACGATATGAGTAAACCTAAAAAAAAATTTTCTGAAACTAAAGTCGGTGCTTTTTTAAGTAAAGCTGCACCAGGACTGTTGGGTACAGTAGGTGATGTACTTCCAGATTCGGGAGTGCTTGGTGTTGTAAAAAATCTAATACAGAAACAACCAGACACAGTATTACCTCCAGAAGATAAAGAAAAAGCTTTGAAGTTGCTAGAGTTAGACATGGTTGAAATGCAAGAGGTTTCTAAGCGTTGGGAGTCAGACATGAAATCAGATTCATGGCTCTCTAAAAATACAAGACCTATGAGTTTGATATTTCTAACTGTGTCTATGGTATTGCTAATAATACTAGATAGTTTTGATTGGGGATTCAATGTCGCTGAGGGATGGGTATCATTGCTTCAAACACTTCTTGTTACAGTCTATGTAGCATACTTCGGAAGCAGGGGTGCAGAAAAGTTTCAAACCATTCGAAAAGTACAATAATTAAATTTGTATTTTTGTATAAATTTTAAAATTAAATCAAATGGCAAAAGTTAAAAAATTAAAAAAAGACGAGTTAGAAAAACTACAAGGTTTAAATAACCAATTTCAAGGAGCTAAATTGCAACTTGGAGATTTAGAGATTAGTAAACACAATCTTCTAGAACAAGTAAAAGGATTGAAACTTCAATTCGCACAACTAGAGGCAGACCTAATCAAAGCTTATGGCGACAATGTAGTGATCGATCTTAAGTCTGGAGAGGTTAAAGAAAAACAAGTAAATGGCGAGAATAAGCAATAAAATAGCATACCCCCAAGCAGTACCATTAGCTGATCAGGATTATTTAATTGGAACAGATCATTCTGATAGTAATGCTACAAAAACATTTTCCATAGAATCAATTAGTGAATTCATCATAGATGACTTTAGTGATGGTACATCTTATAGATTACCTGTCTTTACTGCATCAGGTGCAGGTCAAGCTTCAAAATTATTGGTTGACTCTATTATAAAACAAGATACAGCTCAAGCTTCAGGCACTTCTTTATCAGGTACAACAATAACTATAGATAATGGAGGTAAAGGAAATTTAGTTGTTTCAGAACAAGTTAATGTGGGTACTGATTTAATTGTTGGTATTGACGCAACGATCGGTAACAACCTGCAAGTAGATAATGATGCTACTGTCGCAGGTAACATATCGGGAACTAATATAACAGGTTCAGGTAATTTAAACATTTCAGGTACAGGTTCTGTATTATTAGACTTTACTGTGGGTGACATAACACCACCTGCAGTCCCTGTCTTATCTGCAAAACCAGGTACAGCAAGAGTAGGTATCAATATTCTTGAACCCCTTCATGATCTACATATAGTAGGCAGTAGTGTGGTTCTGACTAAAGAAAGTGGTACAGCAGCAGGAGAAGATCTATTGGATATAGATTTATATCAGACTACCTCTGGATCAAATAAAGATTATGCAAAGATTGAGTTTTATGCATTTGAAGATGGAGGATCAGGATCTAAAGAATTATTAGGTGCAATCAATGGTGGAGGTAATCCTTCAGGACAAACTATTGTGAAAAATGGCAGTTTAGGAGGAGGGCTTTTTATAAATACTTTTGTTGATAATCAGCTAGGTGGAACTTTAACATTAGGTGGTTCGTTTGCTGAAACAGGTTTTCCTGAAACAGGTAGAGTACGAGCACATGGTAATCTATTTTTAGAGGCAGATTTTTTTGGTACAGGCACTACTGAAAATACAATATTTATCAAACAGCGTAATATTACGCAAATGGAAATAAGTTCTCAGTATGATGTAAGTTTCAATCTTGGTGCAGTAAAAGTAGGAAGTACAAATTCTGCTTATTGGCTACCATCTAGTACCAATCCAAGTGATACTGCCACACAGGGTGCGTTTGGACAAATACTAAAATTAGGTGCACCTCAAGGAGCATTAGGTAACAATCAATTTGCTTTCTGGACAACTGATGTTTTAACAGGATCTGCAGCAGGTATTGATTGTAATAGTAAAGCAGGAGTAGATAAGTATGCAGATGATGCAGCAGCAGGAGTAGCAGGACTTACTGCAGGAATGATTTATCAAACAGATGGGACAGGTTCAGCACCTTTAAATGTTGCAGGGATTCTAATGGTAAAACAGTAGAATGGCTAGAATAAAAACATATCAAATCGTCTTACCCACCGATAGTGATATTATTATCGGAACAGACAAAGAAGATGCAAATGCAACCCGAAATTTTCAGGTTGCTTCTTTATCTAAAAAGGTTATTGATGATTACTTTGCAAAGGTTAGTTGGGAGTTTATAATACAAGATCCCTCACCTAGCCCGATACCAAAGAGCTCTGTGTTCTTTTCAAATTTTGGAGGAGCAGGAACTAATTGGTCGTCAATAACAGAACTAGAATTTAATACTGCAATGGTAAATGCATCTAGTTCATTACCATATTTATTGTCGCTTGTAGGAGAGCAAGTGTCTATAAGAGACAGAGAGAGTTTAGAATCGTTTGCTGTTTTTGAGTTAGTTTCATTAACGCAAATAGGAAGTTCTACAGTTTATAAAGCTGAACTGAATTTTGTTTCAGGTAATGGTTTTATTTCGGCAGAACATTATTATTATTTGGAGGCTGATCCTCTAAGTAGTGGAGATAAGACTGAGATTTTTACTCAGACTATACCTTCTTCAACTTGGAATATAAGTCATTCTCTTAATAAATTTCCATCGGTGTTTTCTGTGGATACAGGATTAACACAAATATATGGAGAGTTGGAATATGTAGATAATAAAAATATAATAATAAGATTTTCAAGTCCTCAATCAGGTGAGGCTTTTTTAAACTAAAAAGATATGGCAATACAATTTTTAAATACCATTGACTTAGCACAGAATCAACTGAATAATGCTGCTATTCAAAATGTAAGTGCTGATCCTGCTTCAGGTGTACTTGGTCAATTAATATTCAACACAACAGCAGGAGTTCTAAAAGTATGTACTACTGCAAGCACAACTGCTGCAGTATATTCAGAAGTAGGAGGTGGTGTAACAGATATTTCAAGTGCAGCAGGAACATATATATCTTTCCCAAATTTTAATCAAGTCACAGGTTCTGTAAATTTTGGTACAGTAGATTTAAATGCTACAGGTACTGCAAACAGCACAACTTTTTTAAGAGGAGATAATCAATGGGCTGTTCCACCTATAGACAACTATAACAAATGGGTGTTAAGAGGTGATTCAGGTAGTGATATAGATATTGAAAGTACAGATATAGTAGACTTTGCAGGCAAATCAGGTACTGTAATTAGCACAGCAACTTCAGGAAACTCATCTCCTTATTTATTGGAGATATCACATGATAATGTTACTAGAACTAATAGTAGTTCTTCAAGCAGTCCTGGATATGGTGGTACAGTTGATGTAGTAGACTCTATAACTTCAAGTTCAGAAGGTCATATAACAGCAGTAAACACTTTGACAATTACTTTACCCTCTGCAGAAAACTTTACTTTCGATGTAGATGGTGACTCAGGTACAGCACAAACAATACAAAGTGGAGATACATTTAAGGTTCAGGGAAGTGTAGGTATTGATACCGAAGCCAAGTCGACTGACATAGTTGAGGTTCAATTAAACTTGTCAGAATTACCTACTAATGTTTCCCCACAAAATGATGGTACAGACAAGATAGTTGGATTATATGGAGCAAGCAATAATCAAGCAACTGTAGATAGTGATGAACTAACTCTAAATGCTTGGGGTGCACCATCATCAGATGTATCATTAGGTAGTCAAAAGCTTACAAACCTAGCAGATGGATCTAATCCTGCAGACGCTGTTAACTTTCAGCAATTACAAAATGCAGTTACAGGTCTACTAGAATTCAAAGGTTCGTTAAATGCAAATACAGGTGCAATCACACCTAGTTCAGGAGGAGGAGATTTATATACAAATGTAGATGTTGTAAAAGGAGATTTATATGTTGTAAGTGTAGCAGGTAATTTCTTTGGAAATGCTGCTACGCCTTTAACACCAGGTGATTCAGTTTACGCAATTGATGATGCGACTGCAGGTAATGCTGTAGAAGCAGATTTCGTTGTAGTACAATCTGACACAGATTTATCAACTTATACTGCACCAGGATTACTTTCAGTACAAGTACAAGACAATAGTTCTGTTCAATCAGGATATCATGGTAGTGGTTCAGGTGCTGCAACAGGTGGTTCTCTAAATGTAGAATATGCTAATCCATCAGATGGTATAGCTAAAATTTCATTAAAAGAATCATCTTCTTCAGATCTAGGAATTGTAACAGTTGCACCAGGCACAGGTATCGCTGTAAGTTACAGTAGTGGTGTAGCAACAGTATCAACATCAGGCAACCCAAGTGGAGTAAGAATATCTTTAGATAGTAGTCTTTCCTATGTCACTAAAGCAAGTGCAGGGGGAGTCACAACATTCACCATAGATGTAAGTGATAATAGCGTGTTTGGTGGATCTACAGCAGCAATAGATGTGAAGTGTGAAGTAATAACTTCAAGTGGACAAACAGTCTATGCTGACATTACAAGAAGTGCTAGTGATTTATCTGTAGGATTTTCGGAGCTTCCTTCAGCACCTGCTGATGGAGCATATGAAGTGTTGCTTGTATTGGTGGCATAGAATTAAATTAAATATACATGGCGTTACAGTTTTTAAATCAAGGATCATTTAATGATGAACTCACAATTGGGAGTACCCTAACTTTATCTGCCTATGGATCAGGAAGCAAAACAGGAACAGAAGCCTTTGGTCTTGGCGTAACTTCAAGTGGTGAAGTTATAGAAATATCAAACATAGTTACAGGAACAGGAACAACTTACACAGTACCCTTTTGGTCTGATGGTGCTAATGGAGTATTAGCAGATTCAAAAGTAATAAAGGTGACTATGCAGCCATCAGGTACTGTATCAAACAATGTACAAATCATTGCAGGAGGTTCAGGACAAGCAACCCAAACATATACTTTTGGACAGGGTGGTGCTTTGAATTGGAGTGGAGGAACTGTCATAAGAGGAAATGGAAATAGTATTTTAAATGGAAATGTAAGAACAGATAGATTGGGAGTTAATACTACCACGAGTAGTAATTATAATCTTAATGTCGGATCACAATCACCTTCAGCTTTTCGAAATGGTATTATTATATCAAGTAATCCTGGTGGCGTTTCTGTAGATAATACATCTATGGTTATCGGAGCAGGAGATAATGATATTATTTCTGGTTCAGATCATTGCTTGATAGTTGGTCAAGGAAATCAAATAAATAATAACGCAGATAGTTCGTGTGCTATAGGAACTAAAAATACCATAAGTGGAGCAGGTGCAAGTGCTACAGTTAGATCACAGGTTTTTGGAAACGAAAATACACTCACAGGATCTTTTTCAAGTTTTGTTGCAGGTGGTCAAAATGAAGTAACCACAGACAACAATGCATTTGCTTTAGGATTTAGTCATGTTCTTAAAGGATTCGATTCTCATTTTGCTTTCGGTGAAAATTGTACAGGCCCTAACGATACCACTTCTCAAAACTGTTTTATGATTGGTGGAAATTTGACAGGGCAAGGTGGACAAATGTCACTTGGCTTTAGAAATAATACATCAGATTATCCTAGTCCTGATTATTTAAATGGTTTGGGTAATGTAAAATTTGTGTTGGGTGTAGGTTCTACAAACACAACAAATGCTAATGCTCTTGTAATTACTGAAGGTGGAGTAACTAGAGGAGGTCAAGGAGATCAACAAATACCTAGAATAATACTGCCAACTTTACCAGGATTATCTTTTAATAGCGAGAGTGCTGCTGCATCAGGAGGAATACCAACAGGTGCTTTATATAACTCAAATGGTGTTGTGTTAGTAAACACAGGAAATAGTGCAACTAGTCTTCCTTTTATGTCTGGTTGGAATTTAGAGGCAGAATCTGGATCAGGAGTACAAGTTAATAATTTAGAGTATGTAAAATTTACTTCATCTCTAGGTTCTCATGGAACAACTATTAGTGGTTCTGGAACTTCTGCAGATCCATTTATTATAGACATAAACTCTCCTAATTCAGATCCTAATTATGCGTTAACAGGAATAGGTAGTGTAAATTCTGATACAGCTATTCAATTGAGTGATGGAACTAGAACAACAAGTGTTAGAATTGAGGGTGCAGGAACTATAACTGCTACTCAAGCTAGTGATAAAGTTACTTTAACTAATTCAGCTAACTCTTCTTCTTCTGCAGGTTATGTTGCCTCAGCAGCAGGTCAGAATAATAAAGTCTGGAAAACAGATTCAAGTGGAAACCCTGCGTGGAGAGATGATGAAGCAGGTAATAATTATTTTGTAACAGGTGGTAGTTTTGATACTAGTAATGGTGATTTAGAAATTACAGGTAATAACGCAGCAGTAGGAGCTACAATTAATCTAGATGGAAGATACCTAACAAGTTTCGGTTTTTCAATTGATGCAGACTCAGGTACTGCAGAATCTGTTGGAGATGGTAATACAATAACTTTTTCTGGTGGAACAGTTATAGGAACTGTAGTTTCAAGCACAGACACTATAACAATAAATCATAGTGATGTCTCTAGAACTGATACCACATCTTCATCATCCCCTGGATTCGGAGGTTCTTTTACAGTAATTGATAGTGCTACCACAACTAGTCAAGGTCATGTTACTGCAGTCAATGTAAAAACAATATCTTTACCGAGTTCTCCTACTTTTAGTTTTACACTTGAGGGTGATTCAGGTAATGATCAAACAGTATCTAATGGAGATACTTTAAAAATATTAGGTGGTGTGTATATTACAACAGACACTTCCACTCCAGATACAATTGAAATAGATCATGTTGGAACTAATAGAAATGATACAACTTCGAGTGATTCCCCAGGATTCGGTGGTACAGTAGATTTAGTTTCTAGCGTAACCACGAATGCTACAGGTCATGTTACAAGTGTTGATGTATCAACAGTAACTCTACCAACTGAAGCAGATACTTTACAGACAGTAACTTCTAGAGGAAGTTCTACAAATAAAAAAATTAGCATGACAGGTAGTGGTGCTGATGGATATCTATATATAACAGGAAACTCAGCAACAACAAATCCTGATACAAGTATTTATACTCAAGGATTAGCTTTTGCTTATAACAACTCTGGTGGTTCAAGAGAAAATGATATTTATTATCATCCAGGGACAGTAAGCTCAAGTGCAAATGCAGATTATTTCCTTGGATTTATTAATCAGTATAAAGACTCTACAAGTTCTGCAACAGTAGAAGACTTAACTATGAAGCTTTATGGAGATGGTAGATTACAACTTACAGGATCTAACCCAGAACTATCGGCTTCTGATAGTAGTGGAAACTTCTATTGGAGAATGCCAACTAGCAATGGATCGATCGGTCAAGTTCTACAACTTACAAGTAATGGGTTACTAGATTGGGTTACACCTTCTGGAACAATAGGAGGTTCTGGAACTACAAGCTATGTTCCTAAATTTACATCTAGTACAGCATTAGGTAACTCAAGTATTTTTGATCAAGGAACTAGTGGATCAGGAGCTTCACTAGGGGCGATAGGTATTGGAACAACCACACCAGGTGATATTACTCCAGGAGGTTTTGGAAATATTTTAAGTTTAGGCACAAGCAATACAAGCACAGGGCCTGCTTCAGGTATTATATTGCAGGGTGGAATAAACTCTGGTCAAACACAGGGAATCATTGCTTTTGGATTAGGAAATTGTCCTGGAGCTTGGATACATGGACAAACAAGAAATGGAACAGGAGCTCACATGATGTCTTTCCATACCACATCGCAGACATGTCCAGGAAATTATACAGTAGGAGAAGCAATGAATATTGATGAAAATGGTTTGCTGCATATAGTCAACGCTTTTAATCAGAATAAAGGTTTAAGAATTAGTCCAACAGGAGGTACAGGTACAAATGATGAAGTTAACTTCCATTACCAAGGAACAGGAAACCAATCGGGTTTTTATATAACAAGAGAAAATACAGGTGGTGCAGAAATAATTTTACAAGCAGATGGTGATTTAATTTTACAAGGACAGGGAAGTACAGGAGCAGTAAACAGAGTGGGTGTAAACACCATATCTCCTACAGCTCAATTTGAAGTGTTCTCGGACACCAACAATGTTCATGCAGTAAACATAAATCAGAATCAGCAGGGCACAGGTATTGCTGAAGCTGCAGTAAATATTAGACATGCAGGGGCATCAAGTAGTACATACGCAAATCAAATTACATTTGAAAATAACAACTTCTTGACAGTTGGTGCTATTCAATCAAACAACGCACAAACTAGATATCAAACGACTTCTGATTATAGATTGAAAGAAGATGTCAAAGATTTCAATGGACTTGAAATAGCAAGCAATATTCCTGTGTATGATTTTAAATGGAAAGATTTAGATGAAAGAAGTTATGGTGTAAAAGCTCACGAGCTTGAACCTCATTTACCTTATGCAGTATCAGGAGAGAAAGATGGAGAAGAACATCAGGGAGTAGATTATTCGAAAATAGTCCCTGTTTTATTAAAATCAATTCAAGAACTAAAACAAAAAGTTGAAGATCTTGAAAGTAAATTAAATTAATTATGGATATAAGAAAAATATCAATAGGTGCAGACTATAAAAGTAGTGCCATGCATTACATCGTAGGTCAAGAAGTGTTGGGAGGATCTCACAATATTCACTTAATTAAACTTGATGATTCAAACAATTCTATAAAAGTATGGATTCAATCTACTAAAGAAGAAATTATTTTATGGAAAGAATTTAATAGTAACATGCCTATATCAATAGAATATAATATAAATTTTTGATGCGATCACCTTTTTATTTTATAGTAAAGCCACATAAAAACAGAAGATATGATTCAACAAAAAATTTAGGTGGTATCGATTTTATTACTAGTGTTTCAAAAGAAGATCACACAGTATCAAACCGATATGCTGAAGTGTATGCTTTGCCTATTAATTACAAAGGCCCTATTGAAGTAGGTGATACTCTTTTGGTTCATCATAATGTTTTTAAATATTATTTTGACATGAAAGGTAGAGAAAAGAGTGGAAGAAGTTTCTTTATGGATGATTTGTTTTTTATAGATTTTGATCAATTTTATTTGTATAAACATAAAGGCAAGTGGCATTCTCACAAAGACTTTTGTTTTGTAGAACCTGTAAAAAGTAAAGACTCTATTTATTTTAAACCAGGTACAAAAGAAGAGTTGACAGGTATATTAAAATATGGTAATGATAGTCTAGACAAACTAGGTGTGCAGGAGGGTGATGAAGTAATATTCACACCTGACTCCGAGTATGAGTTTGTTGTAGATGATCAAATACTTTATAGAATGAAAACAAAAAATATTTGTGCAACATTATGACAGAAGATAAATCAAAAAAGATAAGAGAAGATATTATAGCTGCAGGATACCAGGCTGTAAAGCAACTTATAAAGATAGCAAAAGAAGAAGTAATAAAACCTGATCCAGAAGATGAGCTCGCAGCAGACAGATTAAAAAATGCAGCAGCAACAAAAAAACTTGCAATATTAGATGCATTTGAAATACTAGGAAGAATAGAAGCAGAAAAAGAAAACATAAGTTCAATATCAAAACCAATAAGTAATCAAGGATTTGCAGAAAGAAGATCAAAATAGAATTTGGAAAAAAGTCCAGGTAAATATATCTAAGTCAGCGTTAGCTAAAAAGAATAAGAATAAGTCCTGGAGGTATGGATATGATCCTAAATATGATTTTGTAGTTATATCTAAAACAGGTCAGATAGGAGATGTAATTAATATTTCTGGTTTGAATATAGCGTTACCTTTACCACCAAAAAAAATTCACAAAAGATCTTCAAATAAATCTAATCAATATTGGGAAAGAAAAGAATATCCAAAAGTTTTATCTCGTATTCCAACTATATTTCAATGGAATGAAACATCTAATTCTTTCAAAAACGAATGGATTGATTACATAGAAGAAGAGTTTAACAGGCGTGAAGAAGGGTATTGGTTCTACAATAATGGTATACCTACCTATATGACAGGCGATCATTATATGTATTTACAATGGAGCAAGATTGATGTTGGATATCCAGATTTCAGAGAAGCAAACAGATTGTTTTATATATTCTGGGAGGCATGCAAAGCAGACTCTAGAAGCTTTGGTATGTGCTATCTTAAAATCAGGCGTTCAGGATTCTCATACATGGGATCGAGTGCTTGTGTAAGTACAGCAACTTTAGCAAAAGATTCAAGAGTTGGTATATTATCTAAAACAGGAGCAGACGCAAAAAAAATGTTTACTGATAAAGTCGTACCTATATCAATAAACTATCCTTTCTTTTTCAAACCTATTCAAGATGGTATGGATAAACCTAAAACTGAACTTGCTTATAGAGTTCCTGCATCAAAAATTACAAAGAAAAACATGCACACAACAGGTGAAGAAATGTTAGATGGATTGGATACAACTATAGATTGGAAAAATACAGATGACAACTCTTATGATGGAGAGAAGCTGTTGTTGTTGGTTCATGATGAATCAGGAAAATGGTTAAGACCTAATAATATTTTAAACAATTGGAGGGTTACAAAAACCTGTTTGAGATTGGGTAGTAAAATTATTGGGAAATGTTTGATGGGTAGTACATCCAATGCTTTAGATAAAGGTGGAGATAATTTTAAACACTTGTTTGAAGATTCGAATATTGAAAAAAGAAATGCTAATGGACAAACTAAATCAGGATTGTATAGTTTATTTATACCTATGGAATGGAATATGGAAGGGTTTTTAGACAAACATGGAATGCCTGTACTTAAAAATCCAGAGACAAGTCTGGTTGGAATTGATGGTGAAAAGATTTATCAAGGTGCACTTAGCTATTGGGAAAACGAAGTAGATTCTTTGAAAAGTGATCCTGATGCTTTGAACGAATATTATAGGCAGTTTCCAAGAACACACTCTCATGCATTTAGAGATGAAAGTTCTCAGTCTGTTTTTAATTTAACTAAAATATATCAGCAGATAGATTACAATGATAGTTTGATCAAAGAACATGTGTTAACTAGGGGAAGGTTTTATTGGAAAGATGGTAAAAAAGATACCAAAGTTATTTGGACTCCTGATGATCGTGGAAGGTTTTTAGTTTCATGGACTCCACCATCACATATGCAAAATAGTATGATTGTAAAAAGAGGTTTGAAGTACCCAGGTAATGAACATGTGGGAAGTTTTGGTTGTGACTCTTACGATATATCAGCCACAGTTGGTGGTGTAGGATCGAATGGAGCTTTGCATGGTCTTACTAAATTTAATATGACAGGAGCACCTGTAAATGAATTTTTCTTACAATATATTGCTAGACCACAAACTGCAGAAATATTTTTTGAAGATGTATTGATGGCTTTAGTGTTTTATGGAATGCCTGTGTTAGCAGAGAACAATAAACCTAGATTATTATATCATTTAAAAAACAGAGGGTATCGAGGATACTCTTTAAACAGACCAGATAAGTTGAGATCAAAACTGTCTGGATCTGAAAGAGAATTAGGTGGCATACCTAATACCTCTACAGAAGTAAAACAAGCTCACGCTTCAGCTATAGAAAGTTATATAGAGAAGCATGTGGGATTAGATTTCGAGGGTACTTATAGAGATTCAGATGAAATGGGTTCTATGTTTTTCAACAGAACTTTGGAGGATTGGGCTAAGTTTGATATTAACAATAGAACTAAGTACGATGCAACCATAAGTTCAGGTTTGGCAATCATGGCAAATCAAAAACATCTCTACTTACCACAGAAAAAAGAGTCAAAAATAAAGATTAACTTTGCAAAATACGACAACAAGGGGTTGTTAAGCGAACTTATTAAGTAATGAAAGAAGTAAATATTAACATTCCATCTGTCTATTTCCCTACTCAATTCGTGCCAGACGCACAGAAAAAAACTGAAGAGTATGGGTTACAAATAGGACAGGCTATACAATACGAATGGTTTAGAAAACAGGGAGGTAGCTGTAAATATTTCAACCAATACTCTGACTTTTGGCGTTTAAGATTATACGCTAGAGCAGAACAACCTATTGGTAAATATAAAAATGAATTAGCTATTGATGGTGATTTATCATATTTAAATTT